AGTACCTTTAATAAGCTCATCTGCTTTTCTGTGTTTAATAGTTTCTTTTACAAACATTGTCTTAAACTCTACGTCGTTTCTATATGTTGTTTTCATAATACGTTATATGTTAATGCGAATAAGGGGGTTAGACAGAATACTGTTTGGACATTATTCTTTTAAATGTTGGGGTCATAAAAACCACTATACTCCTATAGTGGTTTCACGTCTACTGAGTTATCCCCAGCTATTCTACAAGATCTTCTAACGCGGCAAATACTTTAAGACGCGCCTCATCGTAAGTGATGATTTCATCCTCAAGTTTAAGGAAGATAGTATTGATCTCTTTTTGTAAGTCGTCATTCATTAGCTCTATTATACCTTACTCGCAAGCCTCACAGAGCGATTCTTCTGCCATATGTAGCTTTACAGGTGTCTTTGGTAACTTGTCCTCGCAGTCTTTAATAACGTCAGTGTGGTATCGGTACGCAGCAGAACTGGGGTCCAGGGTGCTCATAGCTTTCCTTGCCTTAGTAATACGGTTCTTTAGTTCATCGGTCATATATATGTAGGTTAAGTGATAGTTGATAATTATAACAAATATGAAAGACCACCCCATTACAGGATGGTCAAGTATTAGAAGATGTCAAAGAAGAAAGCCACCCTACTTAAAGGATGACTTATTTTTATACGATTATGGTTAGCAGTGTGTACTTACCACTCGCGTACAGTAGTCCGTTGGCATTGATCCAACTGGAGGCGCCTTTTGTGTAAGGTAGCTTCAGCTTCGTCATTGTACCTACGACCATACCGTTAGCATATATCTTTGCCGAATGTTCGTGAGCCGATATTAGCTTCAGATTGAACCGGTCAAACGACGCACCAGAACCTCTGGCTCCATTCATTCCTCTATGACCATGATAATCAAGACCGATACCTTTCACTCGGTATTCCTCATCCTCGTTCAAGAAACGAACGTTGGATGCAATCTTGCCGACTAACTTCATCGCTGTTTCAAGAACAGGTTCGTATTTCTCTTTTGAGAGCTCCATGAACAACAAGCAAGCGAAAGCCGAGTTCTGCCCATCAAGCAAGAAGTTTTCCTGGCCGATATATTGGCGCAGAAACAAGTCATGGTTTGACTCAGCAACAAGAAACTCAATGTCAGGGAATTTATATGCCAAATCATTCAGCACTTTCTGACACTGCTCCACTTCTTCCTCCAGAATGTGCATCTTATTTTTCCAAAGACGTGCCTTGGAAAGATTGTTGTTACGTTCATGGTGGTTGATGGAGTGTCCATTAAACAGGTCGTGTATCACAACGCGCTTTGGGCTAAGTTCCTCTATCATTGCGATAGATGCTCCCATTGCTTTAGGGCATGTATCACCAACATGTATATCACCCAGCACCAACGCTTCTGGCTGCTGGTCGATTATCTTACCGGTCTTGTAGTATTCACGTTTGTAGTTGAAGTTACCGTTCTTCATTGCCATCACAGGGCGATAGCTGAAGACGCGGGTGTTCTTCACCTTGATATACGCGAAACCGTACTCATGTTCGAGCGCAGCCTTTCGGCCTTGAGCGATGTGCGACTTGTAGTTGCCATGAGTCAACGCGCCAGTCGTAGCCAAGAAACGTGGATACGTGCTGGTATTAGGGATAGACAAGTACCTGATCTTAGGACTTGGTAGGATGTAGCTGAAGTCACGGTGTAGCTTCTTGTTGAAACCTGTCAGAGGGTTAATTTGGGACGCTAGGATACCAGTGTCGTACAGCTTGAGGTTAGAGTTTATCTTCATGCCCGTCCGGTCAAGGTAGAGCAATTCGATACGAGGGTCTTCCATTAGGATAGTCGGGATACCCGTCTCATCCTTATTCTTACCAGGCATAACGAAGAGGTAAATCTTCTCAACCTTGTGTTCGTCAGCAAAAACCAGCATATTTTTAAGCAGGTTCCTGTTAACACTCGCGCTGTACTGAATCGTACTTACGATATGGTTCATAGGACTGCTCCTTTCAAAGTGCTTTCCACACTAATTTTACCATATTTCATTTTCCTTACTTTTTGAGTAAAGTTCGTCATATCTGAATTATACACCACCTAACTGCTAAAAAAACAAGTTATCCACTTCCTGTATGTTATACTGGGTGCTAAAGAAAGTAAGCTCCGGCGTAAGGCCACTACTTAATAGGGGTCAAGCCCAGTAACTTTGTCGTATACCTCTTTCCACTCTTGTCTAAAGACTTCTAACGCCTCTTCAGCCCCTTCAACACCTGCATCCTTTCTCAAAATCCGTGTGATAGTAGTTTTCTTCTCCTTTATCTTAATTCTCGGGTCGTAAATTACAAAATCTAACCAATCTAAATCTGGATTTACTAAGAAGTAATTTGTGACTTGCGCCATGTATTCTTTTGGAATACCACCTTCGTCCATGTACTTCATCATCGTCTTTGTACCAGGACATTTAACTTCCACAGCCCCAATAAACTTCCTTCCTTTATTATGAATACCACTTCTAACTAACCTATCAGGACTCAAGGCTAGAAACTTATACTCTTCAGATAAACAAAAGCCTACGACTGATGTTTTAATTCCAGTTTGTTTCTCATACAACTCAACAGCCTCATCCTCGTGGTCAGTCCCCCATTGCATGGCGTCATTCACCCAGACCTTCTCCTGCATACCTGATACCTGCTCAGCGACTAACTCATATATAAGTGTCTTCCGCACTGCCGGTGAACCTATCGCTGACTTCAGGCGGGTCCCTGTAATCATCCCTAGGCGCATCGCCAACCACTCGTCGGACCCTTGTTCAACATAAATTATTTTCATATTTTTAAAATTATTACCATACTACCTGACATTCCACATTTATCCGTAACGTATTCACCCTTGGTGTTGTACCCCTTGAACTTCACTCTACCCCGAAGGAATCGTATCTCTTTTGCGTGAGGCACGATGTGGTCGTGGTAGATGGCTGTGTCCGTGGACGCTGGGAGGAGTAGGACACACGTCTTACCTTTCTTACTCTCCTCAATAGCTTTCATTATAAACGCCTCTTTTAAATGACGTGTGTATGGAGGGTTCACGAAGTTACTCTGCCCCCAATCAATAAGTAAACCGTCTGTCTCTGGCGTTATCACCTCAGTCAGAGGACAAGGGTCGAAGTCAAAGGTAAACTCCTCATGTAACGGGTCATATATATATGAAGGATTTTCCCATTGGTCCCCAGCATTTGTGTTACGGTCTTTCATCCCCGTATCCTACCATAAAATCTTATCCCCATATCCAACTTATCCACATTCTATATATATGTTAAACTACTCCTGTAGGCAGATTACTATTCAACTAACAACATAAGAAATATGACAAACGATTTCAAGCAATTCGAGAAACAAGACCTAAGCCGTCCAATGGACGCAGCATGGAGCAATGGCTTTATGAAGTTCGAGAAGAAAGGAGACAAAGTAGAAGGACTCATCCGTGATGTCTTCTACAGCAAGGCTGAAGGTATTTATAAAGAGCAACGGGGCTTTACCCTTGAGCTTGCTGACGGCTCTCTGAAGAATGTAAAAGTGAAGAGGGACCCGTACTTCGCGATTCGCGCGACTGACGGTGTACGTCTTGGCGACTTACTATCTGTAGAACTTACAGAACTCCGACCAAACGATAAAGGAAACGACACTAAAATCTTCGGGTTTACATCTGGAAGTATTCCAGAGAACGCTAAGAACGCTACAGTTAAAGAACTGGAAGCTAAAGATATGGAAGCTAAAGATATGGAAGCTAAAGATATGGAAGCTACTGGTGTACAATCTGACGATGCTCCTGAACTAGACGAGAACGGAGAACCTATTCCCGTCTAACATCCCACTCACTGCCTACAACAAAACACCACCTAGGGAGGTGGTGTTTTGTGTGGTGGGATATTCCGTTTGTGCTTCTGCCGATATTATATCACGATTAACAGGAAGCGGAAGGTACATCATCAATCTCTATATCCACAATCTGAGTACCGTCTATGACTCCAACCACTGGCTTTGGCTTGTTGTACTGAGAGAGTGGCGCTTCGCCCCTTGCTTCTAGTTCCTTTTGTAGGTTTCCCATGGCACGCCACGCAGCTTTTGTGGAATGAAGTATGCCGTCCTCATCCATCTTCCCAGCTTCCATCAGATGTCGGATGCAGGCGTCCTTCTCATCACCTGACTTGGCTCTGTCCCAATGTAACTCTGTCCCAGGGTTATGCTGGTCGTTGCCTGTCATACTGCATTGAGCGACAGCGTTAGCAGCATCTGGAAAATACATCAGAAATCCTTTAAAAACTGGCGTCGCCTTCCTTTTTTCGTGTTTGTTCATATGGTAACTGTGTTGTTAAATGATAAAGTCCGCATTTACATTTATATATCCTCAATGGCTTCTTCTTCCACTTATATCGAGTATTCATTTGAGTCTGGTGGTGCCGAGCCAGAGTCTTTGTAGCGAATCCACTCTTGCCAGGAGCTAGACTACATCTCATACTTTAAAGTTAAACTCATACGTCCCATTGTACACTACACAGTGCACGTTACGCGTCTTGCTATCCACAGTGCAGACGAGGGGAGTGTGGTACTTAAACCCACCGACGATATCACATTTATTCTCACGTCCGGTGTCTGCTATCTTCCAATGCTTTTGAGTACCTTTAGACACCCTCTCTAAAAATACTTTCTGGTGTGTCTTTAGCTTCCCACCCTGCATCTTAACTTCACAGACATACGGCTGCGGCCAGTTCTTGTCCAACCAATCACCAACAGGACCGTCGAACTTCGCTTCGAGTCGCTTATTCTTCCTCGGAAGGTTGGGTAAGGGTGTCATATTTATGAGGGTTAAACGTCTCCCCGTCTAGTAACGTCTTGTATATAAGACGATCCCAACGACCACCTAATAAGTATATGTAAAGCATATCACGTCCATGGTCTACAGAGGTGAGTCTTCCAAGCATCTGCGTGTAGTCTATCTGGCGGTGAGCCATTGAGACAAAAACCATGCACCCGAACATGTATCCGTCCCACCCCATCCCCATTTTCGCCTGTACAATAAAGTAGCAGTCACTTGCGCCTCGCGCCTCGCGCTTAACCTTATCAGCATCACTCGTCTGGCCATTGAGAACAAACACTGGTCTATCCTTCTTCAGCTGTTTCTCTAGTGCTAGTATCTGCTCAGTGTAGTGACATACCAAGATAACTTTTCGGAAACCACCACCAATCTTACGAATCTCAGCCAACTTCTTCGACTGTTCTTGCATATGATCTATAGTCCAGTGGTACTCCTCATCATCTGCATACTTCTTTGGAGGAGTTTTTACATTAATTATTATATCATCTACAGCCGGCATAAACTCAACACAGTCAGCCAGTGCCACTACATCCGTATACTTTTCAATCAATTTATTAGCTTCACCCCTCCAGTCCTTAATAGGAAAATAAGCAGGCCTTGGAAGAAACGGCATATGTTTAAGCTCGTAGAAGCGGAGCTGGAACTTCCTCCAGTCGATGTAGTGTCCGATGTAAGTAAGTAGCGTGTGTATAGATGCAGGCTTGTTCGTTAAAGGTGTAGCTGTTAGTAGCAGGACATGTATATCAGGACACGACTTAATCAAAGCGTAAAGCGCTTCGGACAGAGCGCTTCGCTCCTTTACTATAAACAAAGGTGAAGCAAAGTTGTGAGCCTCGTCTACTGATATGGAACTGGGGTCAGATTCGATTATCTCATCTATATGCTTTTTAAATTCTTCTTTAGAATAGACTGATGACTCAGGGCAAAGCTCCTGCCACTCCTTCTTATTCTGTTTAAGGGTAATGAGTACGTGGTGTCTATTCCTTGTCGGGTGTTCCCCCCATAACTTGGATATAAGTGACTTGCCCGTACGCATCTCATGTACCAGAAGAGCCCTATCAGGGTTCTCATCGAGCACTCTCTTCTGGTGTGGTCTAAGAGTCAAATCTGCCATAATAGATTCTAAGTTCCTCTTGTTGGGTTGCTCTCGCAATTTCTTCTATTGAGTCATTCATACGTACTTCTTATACTTATAATTCATACACCCCTCACACCAGTTCCCACCAGCATCAAGTGGACGGTCTACCTTACACCCAACACAGGAGTTACTACCAAATTGGTAATGACCAGTAGAGTTAAACCCTGCCTTATCTTGTACTTCAAAAATAACTTCCTTCCTGAAGAAGCTCTTAATCTTCTGCCATATCTTTCTTAAAAAATTCATAACTAAAATTCTGTTGTTCTTACTGCTGTTAATCCATCCACTGGGTCGAGGCGTCTAACTAAGTCTGAGATGCGCTTATCGCTTAGCCCCCAAAGGCCATTGTCCTTAGTATACACAATCTTCAACGCCTCTAGTTGCTGCAGACTTCGCTCAACTGTCGACTTAGGTAGCCCAGAGTGTAGCGCCACATCATCAGTGGTGATGGTCCCGTTCTTATCGAATAGCGCCACCATATATTTAAGGAACGACCGGCGCTTATCATTCGCCAATGAATACCCACACCAGTCAAGAGTCAGTTCTAAATCATCAGACAGCTCTGTTGCTTCAGGATTCTCAATCAGCTCCATCGCGTACATCGCCTTGCCAACAGCTGTGAGTTGTTTCATTACTCTAAAAGGCATTTCAGGAATTGGAAACTCATCGACTTGCTCTGTCCTTTCGTTTATAGACACAGGAGTACGCATCCATGTACACAGGCGGGCTGTGTTCTGGATCTGTAGGGCTGTGGGAGTTGGGAGGTCTGGTACACCCATAGCTCCTATAAGAGGTAGTGACTCATTAAGGTACTCACCGAATATAGCGGTAAGCTCATCATTCAGTTGGCCTGATGTCTTATTGCTCTTAGTAACAAAGTCCACAGCCTTATCAATATCGTAGTCCCGCATACGATATGAAATAAACCTCTCCCCCATGTCTGCCACCTCATTAAAGTACCTATAAATAGATGGTGTACTACCTGCAATCATACCCATGTAGCCCTCCCAAACGGAGGCTTCTTTCAGAGAGCCAGACATCTTCGTGAAGCGCCCGTCGTACAGCATACGGAACTGACTTAGAATCTCCATACGCGCTTCAGGATTCTTGCTAAACAAAACCGTTAAGTCGTCCATACACAATATCCCATGAGGTCCCATCACTCCTAAGAATGTCTCCTCCATCTTCTTACTACCAGATATAAGAGAGTTTGGTGTGAGGTCGTCTATTTGATGTATGAGGTCGTGGCCTTTCGCGAAGGGCCGTATGATCTGCGATTTACCACCACTACTAGGACCAATCAGAGTCAACCAAACAGGGTCGCCAATCTTTAAGGAATTAGCCACAACACTAGCCAAAATAATATCCACCTGACCGAAGTCCTCGATGTATAGAAGTTCACCAACCTTTTCATGTAGTTCCTTTCTTGTCATACGCGTCCATGGTTACTTTGATTGGGTAGATATTTCATTTTGACAATTCTTTTAATGCCTCCTTAAACGTCACACCATGTACTGCGCGATACAATTCAATACTGTCAAACGACTTCCCGCACCCACCAAAACAGTAACAACTATTAGTCGCTGGGTAGTAGTGCAAGGATGGTGTTTTCTCATTGTGCAGAGGACAGAGCGCCTTGTCCCTAACAAAAGGAAGTATGTCGTTACAAGGAAACTCCTTCGCCTTAGCTTTCTTCTCATCCTTATCCTCCGACTGATAGCTACTTAACACCCGCATCTTAGGAGTATGCGCCTCAATGTACGCCTCATGGAAGGTACAGCTCTGGTTAAGACACCGGCGTGTCGCCATGTCTTCCTTCACTGTCTCCATATCAGTAGGGGTAAACGCTGTGCGCATGAGGTCATGGAAGTTGCCCCCACGTTTCACATAGTCAGACACATCCTTATCATCCCCCAGGCGAGGTATGAGTATAACCTTAGCATCAGGCAGGTACTTCAGCGTCTTCACCATGCCAGCTGCACCTGCCGCGTCATTGTCGTAGCAGAGGTATGTTGGAAAGGAATCTACTAAGTCAGCAAACTCAGGCTGAAAACTTTGCGCTCCTCCTGTAGATGACACAGATACAATGTTCATACTGTTGAGAACGAGAGCATCTAACTCGCCCTCAGTGATAACTATATTTTGTAGTACGCTCTGCCCCATGTTCAGAATATTCAACTCAGTTGCACTAACAGTATTTTTTTCAGGTAGCTTCTTCTCCATTTCTTCGACAACACGCATAACGTCCTTCATGCTTTTTGTATGAGGTAACTTATCAGCGCCATACAACGTAGTCCTCCCTCCCTTGTCGTACATGTACTTCGCGCCTTCTTGCGGGCCAAAGGGGTTACGTCTATATTTATTAAAACTAAACGACCCGTCAGGATTATTGACTGGGATTTGTAAGGTGTTAGATCCTAGTACAGGATGTGTAACTTCAGACAAAGAAAAAGCCGATATTGTTTCATCGGATATGCCACGGGCATTAAGCCACTTGGTAAGTCTTTCTTGCATTTCCAGATTATACCATGCTCAAGAAACATGTTTCCATGTCCGGTTGTTGATAACCATAAAAATGGTTGGGTTGGATACATTATAGTCCTCCATTATAGCATACCCAAAAATATCAACACCCGTGATACACTCACGGTTGTTGATAACTTTGCAAGCGTTTATTTAGCGTCTTCGATTTGTTCTTTAGCCATATCAACCATCTCCGTCATAGCCTTCTTGTGGTCGCCGTCGTTAGAGAATAGCGCCTCGATGTAGGCGTCGCGCCCTTCATCTGATAGCTCTAAGCCACCGTTGATAATACCTGTTTGGTATAGCGCTTGCTTGTCTGGTGATAGTGCTCGTTTTATTGCTGATGTTAGTCGTTCCATAATTGTTTGTTTATTGTTGTTAATGTTATCTGATTCGTAAAATTCAAAAGCTGTTACAGTTTGGGCGGAATCTCCTTCATGCGATGAACTATCCTCGACTGGCTCTAGGTACTCGGTTGTGAGGTAGTCAACATTAGTGGAACTATTAGTTACATACCTCATTTCATCATCACCGCTTCGCGCCTTTCCTACAAGTCTTAGATTGTACATCCTGTCATCAGTCCCTTCCACAATGGTGACAACGGTTCCCTTCTCGAATACATCATCAGAAGTGACTGAAGCAATATCCACTTTCACCTTGAACTTATCGCCTACCTTTGGGGTGAGTTTTTCGTATTTGACAGGCTTCTCTTCCGTGACGAGTTCAATCTCCTTATCATTCTCAAAGGTCATTACCAGTTTGACTCCTTTTTCACCCATCACCGTGGGACAATTGCCTGGTCCGTCTTCCGCGAGTGTGTAGATGTTTCCAGGTATGAAGTGTATGAAGTCGCCGGTGTTAAAACCACCGTCTGTTAGTGCCCTAACCTTATCGCCTTTTTTATAAACTAATTCACTCATGATGATATATGCATCCTAGACTCGTGTATCTTCAGACCCCGCAAGGTCTTGGCTTGGAAGCCACAGAAAGCACACGTGTTATCTACATCCATGTCTATGACTGGTATAGAGTCTCCTGACCCCTTATAGACATGCTCCCTCATTAGAAACTCAACCTGTCCCTCCAAGATTCTGATCCTTTTAAATATACTGAACATATTCTTTAAATTAAGATAATATTTATATACTAGCATAAATCCACAATATATAATATCTATAAATGTGGATAACTATCTACCGTACGCGCTGAATGATTTGGTACACTCGCTGCTTGCTTATCGCTTGGGGCTGCATTTGGCCTATATTGTTGTAGGAGAGGCCTGTTGCGCGTAGCGCCTTGAGCTTTAGTGCTCTTTTTTGTGGTGTCATATTTTTTTCTTAAATCCAAATGTCTTACAGTCAGTACAGACAGCAGTAAACCACTTTGGGTCGAATAACTTCTCGTCTTTTGCCAACACCTTCGGGTCGAACTGACCTTTTATCCGGATGTACTCCACAATGGGGAAGTTACACCTCATAACAAGTGGATACATTTCGCCTGGGTTGGCGAGTCCCCATTCGCTTTTCGTTGGGAACACCTTTTCACAAACAGGACATGTATGTTCCTGAATAAGTAACACCTCCTCCTTAAGTAGATCGTGGCGCAGCATACGTCGCAAAGCCTTACTCGCGATGGATGCCTTTTTGCGAGTTGTGTCTGGCTTCTGGTTCACATCGACTAGCTCCTCTGCTGCTAGCTCCTCGCCCTGTCTCTCTTCAGGTGCGTCTTGCGCCTTGCGCTCCTCCTCTCGCCTGTATTCCTCCTTATCAAGGAGCTCTGTGTTTTTTGCTATCTCCAACTCCATACCGGCCCTGCTGTTTACCGCCTTGGCATAAGAAAAAGCCTCAGCGCTCTCTTTTTCAATGAGTTTAGCGTTTAAGGCTTGGTTGAATTGTATTATCCTCTCCTCCGTTGAGTATCCCATGCGTATCTTGTTTTAATTGATATCTGTGTTGTAGTTTCAGGTTTGGGTTGATTCTGCCATACCGTCACACTCAATTAATTGAGCGTGGGGGCTTGGCTTTCACTACCCAGTTTACAGTACTTAGCGCTTTTTGTAAAGCTTTATGCTATTGGAATTGTGAGGAAGTGTGGTGTAATGTGCCCAAAACAAAGCCATAGTTTACGCTCTAAGCGTTTTAATTGGCCTTGTTCGTGTATGTAGTTGTCAAAGTACTGGCGCTACTGTCTAACAGTCCGCACAGTATCCACTATAGTTTATGAATACTAGCGATCAATTATTTACTTAATCTGGTTACGTCTTCCCAATACTTCATTAGTGATAGCATACGTGTGATGCTCTCGATATGCGTCGCGCCGTGTGTGTTGAACTGACTTTGCCCGTTTGTTGTGTCGTACTCGTTTGTCATTTTGTTGTATGTTGTTTTCATTATAGAGTGATTAGTGCAATGCTTATAAATACGAGTACCGAGAGCGCCCAACCATATGCTTTGAGGTTCTCAATACGCGCTTGGTTCTTCTTTACTCCGCTGTACCATGCTTTGTTCTGTGCTGCTGTTGTCTTATATGTTGTTATTTTGGTCATATGTATATACTACTCCTTATAGTATAAACGTCAAGCCCTACTACTAGTATAACTGTTGATAACTAATAACCCTCATATATATGTATACAAATGGTATAATTATGGTACTAATTATGGCTAATAAGAACCCAACACCCCCGCCAGACAATACAGGTAAAACATATGTAAGGACTACACATGATCCGCGAGTATTACTATTCAAACAGTTTTATTGTGACGCAACCTCCACAACATTCTGTAATATAACGCAGTCGGCATTGAGGGCTGGCTATTCTCCTACTTACGCCAATAATATAAGCGTACAGAAACCGCAGTGGTGGATGGAATTAGTGGATAGTGGTGACATGCTGCGCGCGCGTATGCTTGAAAAGGCACAAAAGAACATTGATACAGTACTTGACGATAAAGACACTTCAAAAGAAGCAAAAGACCGGAAGTTTAAAGCAAGCTCATTCGTAAGCGAAAGACTGGGAAAAGACCACTACAGCAGCCGAAAAGAACTCACATCAAGCGGAGGACGCCAATTGTTTAGCAGTACGTCAAAAGAAGAAGAAGACATAGCACTAAACAAGATGTTCATCGGCGTGGCACCCGAATCAGAAGACGCTTAGTACCTCTCAACCCTTACAACGGCGCTCATCGCGCCGTATTGTGTGTATATCCACTGATCGCACCCATGTAATGTCCTTATTTAGAGCCATATTATAAACATGGTTCGCACAACACATATTGTGCGAACCACGTTATGCGCTCATCGACGGGGGGAGGGGGGTGTTGAATCGCGAGTCGTGAGGTTAGATACTATATGGGTTGAGAAATATTTTCCCCAATTTTTGAAACACTTAGTTGACAAATCGCACGAATGTGTCGTGACTGTACATGCTACAATGCCCCCACCGGGATTAGCACCGGTTATGAATTAATTGCAGACAAGCCACCGTGGTCGATTACAGGTGGCTTTTCTGTGCCAGGCGCGTGGTATAATGCGATAAATGAAAATACCCCAGAAAGCGATTGAACACGCGCGAGACGTAATAGACAACGGGACCGACGAACAGCGCCTCGCGTTCTTCGCCTTTGACAAGGGCAACTCCACCGAAGTTATAATGTACAAGTTTATTTGTTGGGCGAACACCTGTTACTCCAGGTACTTCAAATCTACCCCAGCGCCATTTCACGACGACATCCTACGTAACATGATCGATGCGTATTACGGGCGAGTGAAGTACACGAACTTAGGTTTCCGTGGTTGTGCGAAAACTACCTATACGAAACTCTTTATTGCTTTTGTTATTTTGAATGACATGGACCAGACGCGGAAGTTTATGAAAGTGTTGACTAGGAATGTTGGTAACGCGAAGCAGATGGTGACTGATGTCTATAACTTGATTGTAGAGGTGAAGGATTTTTATGGAGATATTTTTGAGAAGAGTGGTGATAAGAAGAGGGAGGAGACGATGGGTAGCTTCACTACTGTTGAGGGGGTGAAACTTTTATCAGGTACGGTAGGTATGACGCAACGTGGCCACTTACAAGACGCCTCGCGCCCCGACTTCATCATGTTCGATGATGTAGAGGACAGAGAGTCTATGCAGTCCTTAGCGACGACTGAGGCGACTATCTGGCGTATTGATGAGGCAATAGCAGGTCTAGCGGCTAACGGCTCGTACATGGTTAATGGTAACTACATTTCAGAGGAGGGGGTGATACAGTGGTTCTTAAACAAGCCCGACATGGTCGTTGATAAGATACCGATTATGGATGAGTCCGGTGAGCCTACTTGGGGGAGTAGGTATGACAAGGAGAAGATTGAGTCTATAAAGAATGATGCTGATGATTTTTACGGAGAGTACATGTGCGACCCGACTAGAGCGGATGCTTCTTTCTTTGATAGGCAACGAGTCGATGAGGATATACAGACTGTTCAACAGCCACACAAGGAGAGTGCTGGTGTGAAGTATTGGAGGGAGTATCAGCCGCATCACATTTGGGGGATAGGGGCGGACACCAGCGAAGGTATCGGGCGCGACGCGAACACTATGGTGCTGTATGACTTTGGTACTTTTCCAGAAGACATCGCTGTTGTGGCAGCAACGTATATCAATAATCACATCGCGCCTGACTTGTTTGGTCACGAGTTGGTTCGTATTGGTTCTGAGTTTGGTAATCCTATTTGTGCACCGGAGAGTAATAACACTGGCCACGCGACTATTGCTGCTATGAGGGGTTATCCTAATATGTATACACAGAGGACTACTGGTAATAGAAGTATTAAGGTGACGGAGAAGTTTGGTTGGAACACTAACAGGAAGACGAAGCCTTTGATGTTCTTTGATTTTCGGAAGGACTACAATGACGGGAAGATAAAGATTTACGACATTAATTTATTGAAGGAGATGCGGTCCTACACGACTATGGATCTGCAAGACACGAAGATAGGTATAGCGACGCGCCACTTTGACCTCTTAATGGCGGCTGTTATAGGCTGGCAGATGAAGAAATACGCATCTATGGACGATGTAACGGATGATTTTGTTGAAGAGAAGCCATTGTTTGGAGATATAGGTATGTAGAAGTGGTATAATTAGTACAAAT